GTTCCTGAATCAGCATTACTTTCTAAAACCATTTGTGCTACTTTTCCATTTGCATTTAGTTGTAATACATAAGATGCAGAAGCATTATCATTAATGTCAGTTATTGCTGTTGCATTTGTTGTTATAGATGCTGTATTTCCACCAACTGTAGAAGTAAGACTTGTAATATCAGAAGCAAGAGCTGTATCAGCATTAGCTCTAGTTGTAGCTTCTGAAGTAATTGCAGAAGTATTACTATTAACAGTAGAGGTTAAGCTGGTTATATCAGAAGCAAGGGCTGTATCTGCATTTGCCCTAGTAGTGGCTTCACTACTAATAGCAGAAGTATTTGAATTAACTGTAGAAGTAAGACTTGTAATATCTGATGCTAATGCAGTATCTGCGTTAGCTCTAGTTGTAGCTTCAGAAGTAATAGCAGAGGTATTTGAATTAACTGTAGAAGTAAGACTTGTAATATCTGATGCTAATGCAGTATCTGCATTTGCTCTTGTTGTAGCTTCAGAAGTAATATCTGCTGTATTATCATCAACTGTAGAGGTTAAAGATGTTATATCAGAAGCAAGAGCAGTGTCAGCATTAGCTCTAGTTGTAGCTTCAGAAGTAATTGCTGAAGTGTTGCTGTTCACTGTAGAGGTTAAGCTAGTTATATCTGCTGCTAAAGCAGTATCTGCATTTGCTCTTGTTGTTTGTTCAGTGCTTATTGCTGATGTATTACTATTAACTGTAGAGGTTAAGCTAGTTATTGCACTTGCATTAGCTGAAGTATCAGTTGTAAGAGTAACTATATCACCCTGAGCTGTAGCTATATTTGTTGTGTTAGTAGATACAGTTGAGCTTAATGAATTATATAAAGTTATTAGTGAAGAATCTCTAGCTTTAACCCAGCCATTATTAGATGCGTTTCTAACATACATTTGATTATTATCATCAGTATCTGCCCATAAATCTTGAGGTTGTAATGCAGAGCTGTCACTTCTTGTTGTTGGAGCTGATGTAGATTTTATTAATTGAGTTGAATTAGTACCACCAGCATTGATTGCAGATTGCACATCAGCACCTATTTTATCTAATGTTACTGCATCATCTTGAATGTCAGCAGTTGCTGTGGGAGCATCACCAATAGTAAAGGTTAAAGTCGCTGGAGATGATTCTGAGCCTAATGTATTAAGTGAGCTAACACTAGCAACATAATTAGTATCAACAGGCAAAAAGTTTAAATCACAATTCTCTACATCTACTATTTTGTTTATAACTTGATTACTAGAACTATCTACAACATTGATTCTGTATTGATAGTCAGGAAAATCTGTTGGTTCATTCCAAGATAAAAATGGTCTGCCTGTAGAGCTAGAATCAGTATCAGTAAATGATAATCCTGTTGGAGCTTTTACTGCATAAGCAGAAGGTAGGTTAGCTAACTCTTCTACTGGTTCTTGAGGTGGTACTTCCCATGTATAGACATCAAAGTATTCTATTAAACTAACTGCAACCAAACCACTAGCTTGTAATTCTAATGCTTCTACTCTACAAACTTTGCCTGAGAATCCTAGACCAGCATAAGTTAAATCTACTATGTCTCCAACATTCAATTTATACATCTCAGGAGTTCCTAAGAACTGCATAGTAGTCTGATTTCTACTTCTAGTTAAGATTGCCTTACCCATGTTATAAGCTATATAAGGGTCGCTTATATAAGGGAATTCAGCTTTAATTTCTAATATTTCATCACCATCATCTGAATAATATTCAGGACTTGCATCGTGTAAAACAGTGGCTGTATCTAATTCATATCTTTTGTTGGCGTTAAAAAATTCAATGATTACCTTATTAGCTTTTTTATCTTTATTTCCATAATCTACTGATATACCAGCATCAGCAATAATGTGATTGTCATTAATGCTAAATGTAGATGTTCCTGTATCTTCTATTGATAATTCATACTTACCATCTATATAAAGAAAGATACCTCTCATGTTTGCAAGTAATTCTTTTGAGTTATCCATGACATTCTTATTAGCATCTAAATAGCCATTACAATGAAATCTTTTGACCTTAACTAAAGATGTTCCTGTTTGTGAGGAATATGTAGAGCTTAGTGTGTCATTTATATAAACAATAAGTTCTTCATTTTCATCATAAAAATTATCTCTTCTTATCTCTGTAATCTCTTTTCCATCTATAACGCCATCACCATTTGTGTCATATATATCTATTAGTTCTCCAACTTTATTTTGCCACCAAGTAGTAGTAGCACTAGTTCCACCAATAGTTATAAAGTTATCTCCAGCGTTACCTGACCAAGTAAGAGCTTGTGCTGAACCATTAAAATAAGGTTGGTCAACTTCTGTATCACAAACATTAGCAGCAGAACTAAATGTACTCATATTGATTTGTGATTGTGTTAGTCCTTTACCATACTCATTATTGGTTATGTAATCTAAAAAGGTTAAAGCTGGATTATCTGAATATTCATAAGTAGATACAGTTCCAAATGTTTGATTAGTGTCTCTTGGGTCAAATACTTTTTTACCTCTTACTTGAACTGTTAGTTGTGGAACTCCTTTCCAAATACCCTCTTTATCATAGCCATAATGAGCTGCAATATAACAAACACCATTTAATTTATGTGCTGATGTCCAGTTAGGCATAGAAGCAACAAGCATAGGGTCTGCTGTTTGTGTTGCAGCTCCATGATGTAGATTCATAACATATCTATATTTTTGTGTAGGACTAGAGCCAAAACCACCAGCACCAGCATCTATACCAGTACCATTTTGTGAAACTGTATTTAATGAGCCTGAACCTGAAGATATCTTATCTGAACCAATATAACCCCCATCTCTAAATCTTGCAGAGTCAGTTAAAGGGTTGCCATCAAGTTCAATAGTCCTACCTAGTATTTCATCACATTCGCCAACTGATAAAGCATAGACTACATATAAATCTCTTGAGTCATTAGCAGATACATCCATATATATAACTTGAGCACCAACTCTACGAGTTCCATAAATAACAGGTAATTTTCCACCAGCAGAGGTCTTATTAGCCAAGATGTCTTGACCTTTAGCCATCATCTGTCTAGCTTGCATCCAACCCTTAACGCCTACAGCTAAACTTGCTGCTGTTAAGGCTATAGATATTTGGGTAATGGTTTCAGCATTTTTAAAGGCTATCCACGCCTCTGCTGCATAACCCTTTGCCCAATTAAAAAAAGCTACTATAGGATTAGCCATTTACATTCCCCACCTTACATCTGATTTAACTTGAGTAGCGAACTCAAAACCCTTATCCCCAGTGCTAAAACCTTGTTGTGATTCGTCAGAATAATGTCTACCTTTGGTTAAGTTCCAGTTTGCCCAATGTGAAGCTACTGTCATATTTAATATAGAATTATCAATAGATTCCTGTATAGATACATTTCTTATTTGACCTGTAAAAAAGTTTATTGCACCCACAATGGTTTCATCTTCATTAAAATAGGCTATATATATTTCTACCGTTTTATCTGTAAAAGAGCCATCCTGAACTAAAGACCTAACCTCATCTGTAATGTTTGAAAAGCCTAAATTAATTTCATCAACTTGTAATTGACCTGTTTCAGTTGTTGTATCAACTGATAAAAAAGAACCCCCAGCTTCATAGCTGTTAGAGTTATAAGTAACATTAGAATACCAATCAGTTAATCTGATAGTAGATGATAAGTTAAGCTCAACTAAAAAAGCTGTCTTAGTTGCTGTTGATGATACTTGAGTTTGTAAATCAGTAGATAAACTTCTTGGCATTAGGCTATAACCTCTCTAACGTCAAATGAAATACTGTAAAAACCATTAGCACCTGTTGAATACATGATTTCATTGTTTTCTAAATAAACAGTAAAACTTGGTTTGTTTACAGTAACTGCAACATTGTCAGTTAAAGCTGTTACTAAATTAGGCGATATAAGAACAGTCAATGCTCCACTACCATCAGAATCAATATCTGATTGAACCATGTATACCTTGCTATGATTTGCAAACTTGATTAAATCTCCAGCTTTTAAAGCACCTGTTTGGTTAGCTGTAAAGCCATCTAAGGCTATAGAAGCATCTCCTGATACATGTGCTCCAACTACTTGAATATCTGTTTCTGACTTACCT